ATTCTCTTAAGTCAAATGTTCTAACACCATCAACTGTGATTTTACCGTAGAAACGGTTGTTCACCATCTTCTTAGCGTATCTTGTCATGATACCCTTGATAGGTGTGAAGTTGAATGGGTTATACATTGTTGGAGTCAATTGTAATGGTACGTATGGTGCGTACACATAACCTGTGTCTAACAATGAGTTACCTTTATGACCAATCAATACTGTGTTTGGTGGGAAATAAGGGTCTCTGTAAACTTGGTATCTACCAGCCAAAGTTCCAACTCTTTCAATACCCATGTTATATTGGTCTTGCTCAGGAGCTGCGTTTGATACGTGGAAGTATTCCAAATCATCAAAGATTGCACTAATTTCAGAAGAAACAACAATCCAGTTAGCTCCACCTCTCAATGTTGATTTGTGGATTTGAGCTGAAAGTTGGTTGATTGCTGTAATCAATGTTTGGTTCCAATCTTTTTGAGTGTATTGTGTTAATGGATTTGCAGTTGTACCTCTTTTCCAACCGTTGTAATCCCATCTCAAAGTCCATGCTGCGCCTTTTCTCAAATCTCTCAAGATTTCTCTATCAATTTCTGCCGCAACTTGCTCAGACAATAAAGCTGTTAATTCAGCTTCAGCGTCAATGTTGTGGAATGCCGCAACGTCTTGTGCTAATTCAGGAGACCACTGTGCTCTCAATTTTCTTTCAGTTACAGAAACTGTTACTGATTCCAAATCAAAAGAAACTTCACCGATTTCATCTTCAAATTCTAAGTTTTGATAGATTCTATATGTCGCTGTAAATTGACCTTGAGCTTGACCTGGGAATGCTTGGGTTGTAAAACCTGAATAACCGTCTAATGAATTTGAACCAACTGAACATGGGACTTGAGTGTCAATTTCTAAGTAAATAACACCATCTTGTGAACAAATGTTATCATATTGACCACCATTACCAGTTGTTGGGAATACAGTTTGTGTTGATGTACCATATTGTACGATACCTTTACCATATTTTTGAGTTACTACTCTGAATAACAATGGTCCTGTACCTAATGAAGAACCTTGAGTTGTACCTGAGAAGATGGGTTGGTTAACGTTACTAACTGCGTAGTTTGCAACTTTAATTGATAATCCTGATAAAAATTCTTCAGTATCCATTTCGTTACCGTTAGGACCAATTAATTTACCTTCACCACCGTAGTTAAATCCTGACATAGCAATCAATACTTTTCTGAATTCTTGAGATTGACTATATGCCGATGCAATCAATTCTGAACCACTCCAAGCAACTGTTGTTGCTGAAATTGTTCTTGCACTGAATGTTCCTTTAGAATAGTCAAATAACCCTGGTGGGTCTAAAGCCGCTTCATTACCTTCGTAGAATCTGTCATACAAATTCTTATCGTTTGCTCCATAACCAGTGTTTGGTGATGCTGGTCCGTCTGGTGCTCCATAAGGTGCAAAGTGTGTACCACCTGCAGTTGGGTCTTGACCCATGTCATAACCCTGAATTTTAGGTACGAAGTAGAACAATTTACCGATAGGTAAGTTCATAGCTTGTACAGATACGATGTCGTTAGCCAACAATTTAGAGAAAACTCTTCTTACGATTGGAAATACAACCGTTTCGAAAGAACCGTCTGATGCTGTGCTAGCAGCTTCGTTAATTAAGTGAGATGCTTGGTTTTCATAAAGTTGAGCGATGTTTTCTTTAACATGTCCTCTCAAACCTTCCAAGAATCCTAATTTGTCCCATTTGTTAATAGTATCTTCTTTGATAACTTTAAGGTGCTTAAGACCGATGTTACCAACAAGACCTGATTCTAATAATGCTCCCATTTTTTAAAATATTTAGTTTGTTTTTAGTTTATTTTTATTTATTTATTCATTTTTGACATAAGGTCCTTCATTCTTAAGAATTGTGGATTTTCATATGTCTTACTTTCAACCAAATTAGTTGAACCTTTAGTTGGTGTTCTATCAATGTTTTCTACGATAGATTCTTTAACCATTGGTTTACCAACTGAACCTAATTCTTCTTTAATAGTTTGATAAAGATTTTTAGATTCTTTGATTGTTTCGACGTTGTCAAAACGTCTCATGATATTTATTTTTTCTGATTTTGTTGTAGTATGTTCAGTAAACAATCTTGTAGCGTAAGCCAAGTTAGAATTGAAAACAGCAACTTCATTTAATTTTTCTCTGAAAATATTTAATGCTTTTCTGTATTCCTCATTCTTAGCTCTTAAGTTTTCAACTTCTTCTTGTAAAGCGGAATTTGTAATAACCTTCATCTTTGGAAGACCTTTTCTTTTTGGAAAATTTCTACTTCCATTTCCGTAGGTTCTTGATGCTTCTTTTGTTTCAGTTTCTTTTGGTTCAACATCAGCATCTTCACCTTCCTTAAATTCAAATTTCTTAGGACCTTTAAAGCTTTCTTTATGTTGTGACATATCTTCTTTAAAACCTTTCATGTTGACTTTACCTGTAGGTAATCCTGATTTAGCTTTTCCCATACCCAAACCTTTTGGTTTAACCATCATACTAGATTCCGTTACTGAATAGTCATCTTCATTAACATTATCATCTTCACCTAATTCAATTTCGTAAACAATTTCTTCGTCAACTGATTCATTAGTATCATCAGCGTCGTCATGATATGACTCTCCTAATGATTCATACATTTCGTCGTCTTGGAAAGTAATTTTGTCTACCTCTAAATCTTCACCAGTTTTCTTAATGATAACTCCGTCATTATCGCCCATACCGTTAAGTACTGCCATAATTTCTTCCATAGATGCTCCCGTCATATCTAACGGTTCTAGTTCATCCTCATCATCCTCATCATCTTCTAATCCCATGTCACCCATATTCATAGAATCTGAATCATCAGGCATTTCATCACCCATCATAGGTCCTTCAATGCCCATAGTATCCAATGAATCTTCATCTTCATCTTCAACATACATAGTCTCGTCAAGAGACTCTTTTACTAACTCTTCGATTTCTTCCTTCATTGTAGAAGCAAGTATTCCTTTTGCGTTTTCAGTGACAACGTGTTCCAAATTTTTCATTTGTAACAACGCTTCCTCAACTAATGATTTTTTTTCGCTCATTTTTTGTATA